CGGTCAGATTGTCGTAGTTGGCGGTGTACGCCGCTCTGCAATGATATCTCTATCTAACCTATCAGATGACCGTATGCGTCATGCTAAGTCTGGTCAATGGTGGGAGACAGCTGCACACCGTGCCTTGGCTAATAACTCTGTAAGCTATACAGAGAAGCCTGACGTAGAGACATTCATGCGTGAGTGGACAGCACTAGTAGAGTCTAAGTCAGGTGAACGTGGAGTATTTAATCGTGAAGCATCTAAAAAACAAGCTGCTAAGTTTGGCAGACGTGATCCGAACCAAGAGTTCGGGACTAACCCGTGTAGTGAAATCATCTTGCGCCCGTATCAGTTCTGTAATCTTACGGAGTGCGTTGTCAGATCGACGGATAATATCAAGGATCTGGAACGTAAAGTTCGGTTGGCAACAATCCTTGGCACTATACAATCTACATATACAAAGTTCCCGTACTTGCGAAAGGTGTGGCAGCGAAATACCGAAGAAGAACGACTGCTCGGTGTGTCTCTCACGGGGATAATGGATAACCCTCTATTAACGGTAAAAAACAATGGACTACAAAAAACTCTTGAACATCTTAGACAGATTGCAGTGGATACTAATAGTGAATGGGCTGATCGTCTTGGCATTGAGCGTAGTGCTGCTATTACGTGTGTTAAGCCAAGTGGAACAGTATCCCAACTCGTTGACTCTGCCTCTGGGATACATGCACGACATTCACGTTATTACATTAGAACCGTTAGAGGAGATAACAAAGACCCACTTACAAAAATGATGATAGACCAGGGCATACCTAACGAGCCTTGTGTATTCAAAGGGGACACTACTACAGTGTTTAGCTTCCCACAGAAGTCACCTGACAATGCTGTAACACGTAACGATATGACAGCTGTCGAACAGCTAGAGACATGGCTAACATATCAGCGTCATTGGTGTGAGCATAAACCCTCTGTGACTATCTCTGTGCGTGACCATGAGTGGCTAGAGGTTGGTGCATTTGTGTACAAACACTTTGACGAGATGTCAGGTGTGTCATTCTTGCCACACTCCGATCATACTTATCAGCAAGCACCGTACCAAGACTGTAGCAAGAAAGAGTATGAGGAACTACTATCATACATGCCTAAGTCTATTGACTGGTCTAAGCTATCAGAGTATGAGCAAGAAGATAACACTGTAGCTATGCAGACTATGGCTTGCTCTGGCGACTCATGCGAAATCGTAGACCTCGTGTAGGTAATGTCCCCTCACCCTGTGTAAAGGTTTGTCGTATTGATGACGATGGCTTTTGCATAGGGTGTAGAAGGACACTAAATGAGATACGTGACTGGATGATAATGTCCGAATACGAACAAAAGAAACTTAAGTATGAATTGCTGTGGAGGCAAGAAAATGTGGGTAGTAATATCTCGAAACCAGTGTAACTTCTGTGACTCAGCCAAGGCCTTCTTAAAAGGTCAGGGCCAATCATTTACTGAGTACAATATTCAAACAGATAGCAGTAGGTGGCTATTGACATTACTTAAAAAAGCAGGGTATACTACAGTACCACAAATCTTTAAACCCGATGGTACTCATTTAGGTGGGTACACAGAACTAAAGGAGTTTCTCATTGAAACCAGTCCGAAAGAGTTTTAATCGTGCTTTATATGAAGCATATGATTCACAAGCCAAAGATGCTCTTACAGAGTACCTTATAAAGAAAGGTCATACACTAGTTAGTACTGAAGAGAATTATCACGTCGATGTTGTATCTCAAAAACACGGCTACACATATTTCAATGAAGCTGAAGTTAAGGTGGCTTGGGATGGTGATTGGCCTGTGGATTGGAGAGAGATACGTATCCCCGAACGTAAGCAACGTCTACTTGATAAGTATCAAGGTGAGAACGGAGTGTTAAACTTTTACGTCTTTCGTAAAGATCTTAAACAAGCTTGGCGTATCAGAGACTTCCTACTAACTAAAGAAAGTCTTGGTGAAGCAAAAGGTAGATACATTAGGCAAGGTGAGTTGTTCTTTCACATCCCATATACAGAAGCGGAGCTTATAATTCTATGACAGACAATGTAAATAAACCTCTTCACTACGGTCAAGGTGATATTGAATGTATTACTTACATCAAAGATATCTTGACGGATGATGAGCTAATAGGTTATTATCGTGGTAACGTCACGAAGTATTTACATCGTTGGCGCTATAAAAATGGTTTAGAAGACTTGAGGAAAGCAAGATGGTATCTGGACGCACTTATACAACAGCAAAGCAAAAAATAAATCCGTTTAACGAGGGCTATCAAGCCTTCCTTATGGGAAACTTGGTTAATCCCTACCAAGATAACACAAAAGAGTTTAGGGATTGGGAAGTGGGCTTTAACAAGGCTTACTTCAAAAATAAGGAGCTAACGGTTGAAAGGGAACTTAGAGAAAGAAGCCAAGAAGTTTACGCAGCAAAAGCGTAAGGCTCCTGCAGAAAAAAGCCTAACCCCCAGAATTTACTTGGCGGGTCAGGCTTTAAGTGGTTTATTGGCAGGTGCTAGGGCAAGTAATGACATGCGTGAAATAAAAAGACAAGCGTATGATTGGGCAGATTACATGTTAGATGATGAGACATAAAAAGAGGGGGCCATGAAGCCCCCTTTTATTTTATTTACCGTATTGACCTGCCCCAACTTCTGCAGGAATTTTTAATAGTTTTATTTGATCTATTGTTGAGAGGTATTCTTTTAGAACATACAGTTCACCTCGTGTCATATCCCCAATCTCACCATCAAAGTTTAGTTCTTCAATGGCATCATCAAGTTTTTTATTACTGTACTTACCTGCTAATTCATACTGCAAATCTATAGTATCAAGTGGTCCCGAATACTGTAAATATAAAAAAGTTTTGGCTAACTCTTGAGCTTCAGGTAGTACCTCTTTTTTCCAATATAATCTTTGATCTTCAGTTGGCATTTTTCTAAATGCTTTACTATCCATCAAAGCAGAAGCTTTTGCTTCAATAATATCAAACAAGATACCGTTATATTCATTAGCAGCTTCTGGTGCTTTTGTTCTTACTGCTCTAGCAGCATTAATATCAAACTGATTATAACCCATCATGTTCATAACACGTTGTGTATCAGTAAGCCTTATAGTTCTTACACCTAATGACTTTGTAGATGTAATATCAGCTTCCCCTGTCGCCGCTTGCTTGAGTGTCTCACCGACTGGTTCACCAGTAAATAGTGGAATAATATTATCAATATAACGAACAGAGTCATTGTAGAATTTATTACCTTGATACCTATCAATAGGTCTAGCTTGTTCACCCCTAGCAATGCCAGCCAGTGTATTTACAGGCTCTACAAAACGTGTAACAGCTGAAATTTGTTGTGATGCAAGACCACCCATAGATTTACCAAAAGCTCTCCATGAGTCTTTCATATCACCTTGGAACATGTGGAAGAAGATGCTTGTAACATCTTGTTGAGTTCTGTCTAAGTTTCTCAAAACACCTTCCAGTGTAAAGTCTTTAGCAACTTGTGTAAGTAGTTCTGTAGGTGGTTCTTCCCCGTCCATATAGTAGGAACCAATTCTTGCCCAAGCTTTAAAGAATGAAACTGGGTAGTCATACTGACGAGTTATGACCTCACCACCAATAGATTCTTGATATAACCCTAAACCAGCTTTACGATTCTCACTTTCTTTTTGAACCATAGCAGAGGCTAGACCCCAAGATACTGCAGCCTTAGTAAACAATTCACCATAGCTTTTATCAGAGTATTTGCCCACTGCTTTACCTGCAATAGAAAGTCCAGTGGATTGTAATCCAAAATCAACAGTGTTGTTGAAGAATCTACCGAAAGGAACAAGCAAACCAATACCAGGAATGTTTCTAGCATCTTCAATTACAGCAGCAACTTCGCCTACAAGACCAGAGCCTTTATAAGATTTACTAAAGATATTTTCCAAGGTGCTATTTACAGCCTTGGCTTCAATCTGTGCATACTCTTTCGTAGACATAAACTTATAGGCATCTTCCCAGTTATAAAACTCTGTCCAACCTTTGCCAGTTACAAGTCTTAACTGTTTATCCATCTGAAAGATAAACTCTTGTGATTTAGTAAAGCTGTCTTGAGCTTTAACAAAAGTAAGTGATTGAATAAAGTCTATACCGTCATCAACTGTCTGACCTAATAACTTTTGATTAGGGGTAAACTTACCATCAGTAACAAGTCTAGTTACATTTTCAACACCACCAGGTAGTGTACTAGCTAATTGCTGAAGTGCTTTAGAGTTTCTAGTAAGAGCAGATTCAAACGCAGCATGAGTCATATCTGGATCAAGCAACAGTCTCATACGAAAAGCATTAGACTCAAATAAAGCCCTTGCAATTTTATAAGATTTTGCACCCGCTTTTTCCATACCAATGGCTTTAGCTAATGTACCTCTTCCAGCATGTAATGTCATAAGTGCTACATCAGATACTGCATTAATACCTGCGTTAGCACCCCAACCAATCATGTTAAGAGCACTAGTCGATGGGTTAGATACAAGCATCCTAACCATTCTGTTTTGGTTATTACGAATAAAGTCTGGTAGTTTCTCTGAAAGACCTGCTACCTTAGATTCATCAACTTTCTTTAATAAACCTAAATCAAGTGCAGCATCAATCATCTCAGCTATTTGCACATCTTTAATAGCTGTGCCATTTAGTTTAGAACCTTGAGAAGCAGCATTAAGTACTCTAGCAGCGCCATTCATTTTAAGTGCAAAAGTATCTGCAAACTCTTCTATAGTTAGTGTTTTAGCTTGCTTTAGTTTATTACCTGTAGCCTTTTCAAAAGATTTAATAAAGGTTTTAATATCAGCTGGATCTGACTGTTTAATTACATCAGCCATCCAGTTACTATAAAGATCATCATCACCACGTTTAAACCAGACAAGTCCACGTTCTTGAGCAATTTGAGCCAGACCTTTTAGAGCTACATTACCATCATCATCCACATGACCTAATAGAAGATCTACAAAGAAGTCTGTATCTAGATCTTTGAGTTCTACCCCACCTTTAATTTTATTTTTCCAAGTTCCTGTTTTTGGTACTTGAGTGTTTACATAATCACTAATTGATTTTGACAACTCTTTCATTACATCTTTAGCTTCAGGCATATCAACTGTAACAGATGGTGCAGCAACACCAGATGTACCACGAAGCATGATCTTGCCAGCTTGCACTGCACCTATAGCAGTAGCACCCAGAGCAGCAATACCCATAGAAAACTTATCGTAATCTTCACGAACTCCTAGTTCAACTAAGCCATCCTGATACAGGTATTCCATACCGACACTAGCTGCGGCTTCAACACCAGTCGTAGCAGCAATCTCAGCTAAAGCACCTTTCTGTGCTAAACGCTTAAGACCTTTTGATGAT